CCGTCTCCAAGGAGGACCGAACTACCCAGTTGACTAAGTTCAAGCAGGCACCACCGGGCTCGGTCTTCATCATTCAGATCAAATGTGGTGGGCAGGGTCTCAATATTCAAGAGGCCACCAGGGTCTACATCACAGCTCCAGCTTGGAACCCCGCGACTGAGCTTCAGGCAATTGGTCGGTCTCATCGAACGGGTCAGACCCAACCAGTCTACGTGAAGAAGATGATCTACAGGGAGACTGAGACATTTTTGAGTGTTGAAGAGGAGATGATGGCCCTCCAGGGCCACAAGTCCATCGTGTGTTCGGAGGTTCTCAACGATGAGAGGGTTAAAACCCAGATTCCGGTGAAGCGGGTAAACAGCAAGATTTCAATCTTGGACATCAAGAAAATTTTCAGAGCGTAATATAAAGATGATTGGTTCCCGAGCCGAAGTTTTCCATGGCAATGCTGACAGGACCGCCGGTGGTCTCACGAAGAAGGATCTCATTAGGGATGACGATGGACGCATTAAGAGTAAGGCGGCGAGTGAGGCTGCGCTCAAGCGCATGAAGGATGAGGGTAAGAAGGCGATGGTTAAGGTCTTCAAGCCAGCGAAGAAGGGCTTCAAGCTCCAGCCCAAGGAGGGCACCGCGGCTTACAAGAAGCTCATCAAGAAAATGTAGATGTAAAGTAAGAATGACTCTCTCACAGTGGGAAGATTCAGTGAAAATTGCTAAACTAAAATTAGGCATAGACCCAAAGAGGTTCACCAGGGTACAGGGTAAACTTCTTAAGGAGGCTCAGAAAGTATATAGTATTTTGCTTTTGAATAAATCTAAATCTAAAGAATAAATTGAAATCCCTTAAGATTCTGTGGCTCGTGAACAACGAGTTGGTAGGTTTTCCACGTGCACCCAAACTTCTTATTCAAGAAATACACGCTATTGAGTTCAACGATAGCTTGACCCGAATTTCTTGCATATAGACCATTTGTCGCTTCGTCTTTTCGGGGGTTTTTGTCCGCATCATACACAGCGGGTTTAATGTTTCCCTCAATATCTGTGTCAATCTTGACACGGAACTTTGGCTCCCTACCTGGGGACATCTTCACGTTTGAGTTAAACATCGGGACGAGGTCCTCTTTGGACATAGAGGTTCCAAAGATGGATTCACTCTGTTCAACCACGGCATCGATAATCATATCCTCCATCTTACGAACGCCATCGTAAAACTTCTTCATGTAGCTGTCCTCCTCATCGTACCCCTTGATCGCAAAGTCGATGTTGTACTTGGTGGGTCCCACCTCGGGGGTGAAACCGGAAACCCCGAATGGCATGTACATTCTGGGGAATTGGATACGGAGGGGTGTCCCCTGCTTAGTTGTTAGAACAATCTTTCTATTATTGAATTCATTGATTTGGAGGTTATCAATTGCCTTGTCCATGTCTTTCTAACAGATTATAGGTTCAAAACTTTAAGCCGAACACGCGAGACACTCTGGTTCAAGACTGAATTGGATTGGTCGAGCCTTGGCCTTTGATCTCAGGTAGTACATCCCAGTCTTGAGACCAGACTTCCAAGCATACATGTGCATGGAGGATAGCTTGGACATCGTCGGGCTCTCCATGAATAGATTCATAGATTGGGATTGGTCTATGTACCGTCCACGGTCGGCTGCCATATCGATGATACACTTTTGGCTAATTTCCCACACAGTTTTGTAAAGATCCTTAATTTCCTTGGGGATGTCTACAATGTTTTGGATGGAGCCCCCAGCTTTGACCATGAGGTCCTTCATCTCCTTTGACCATAGACCAGCCTCCTTGAGGTGGTTGACTAGGTGCTTGTTGACCACGACGAATTCACCGGCTAGGGTACGCCTCAGGTAAATGTTTGTGGTGTAGGGTTCGAAGCATTCGTTATTCCCCAAAATTTGGGCCGTCGAGGCTGTGGGCATGGGGGCCATGAGGAGGCTGTTCCTCAGACCCTTTGTCTTTACGCGCTCCCTCATAGCGGGCCAGTCGTACCTACCACTCATTCTAACCCCACCTTTCCACATATCCTGTTGGAGAATACCTTGGGACGCGGGTGACCCCTGAAAGGTCTCGTAGGAACCATCAATCTCAGCCAACTCAGAGCTTGCCTCCAGGGCAGCGTGATACATGGTCTCGAAAATGTGTACGTTCATGAGGCGGGATTCGTAGCAGTCGAAGGGGAGACCACATAGGATGAAAACGTCAGCGAGACCTTGGACTCCAAGTCCAATCGGACGGTGCTTCATGTTGGAGTTCCTCGCAGTCTCCACTGGGTAAAAGTTTCGGTCGATGACCCGATTCAGGTTCTTTGTGACCATCTTGGTGACTTCGTGGAGTTTCTCGTAATCGAAGGTCTTGGTCTCCCTGTTGACATACTTGGGGAGAGCGATGGAGGCCAGGTTACACACCGAAGTCTCATCTTTGTCTGTGTACTCTATAATCTCCGTACACAGATTGGAGCTCTTGATGACACCCAAATTCTTTTGGTTCGACTTAGAGTTGCACGCATCCTTGTAGAGCATGTAGGGGGTGCCAGTCTCTGTTTGGGATTTGAGAATCGCCTTCCACACCTCAGTGGCTGGGACTGTGGTGGTGGCGAGACCCTCCTCCTCATACTTGGTGTATAGAGCTTCAAACTCCTCACCATAGACGTTAGAGAGACCCTTAGCGGTGTCTGGACAGAAGAGGGACCATTTTCCACCTTCCTCCACCCTCTTCATGAAAAGGTCAGGAATCCATAGCGCCGAGAATAGATCCCGGCACCTCGCTTCATCATCACCTTGATTTAGGCGAATCTCTAGGAAGTCTAGGATGTCGGCGTGCCATGGCTCTAGGTAGACGGCGATGGATCCCTTGCGGCGACCAGCTTGGTTCACGTAGCGCGCAGTGGCGTTGAAAACCCTGAGCATTGGGATGATACCATCGGACTGACCGTTAGTCCCTCTGATGCGAGATTTATTGGCCCTAATGTCATGGATATGCATCCCGATACCCCCAGCCCATTTGGAAATTTGCGCACACTCTGTGAGGGTTCCGTAGATACCATCAATGGAATCCGCCTTATTGGCGATAAGGAAGCACGAGGACATTTGTGGACGGGGTGTCCCGGAATTGAAGAGTGTTGGGGTGGCGTGAATGAAGTAACCTTGGGACATCTTATCATAGGTCTCCAGTACGGCGGGAACATCAGTACCATGAATACCAATAGAAACCCTCATAAACATATATTGGGGGGTTTCGATGAGTTTCCCCTCTAGGCGTTGGAGGTAGCTCTTCTCTAGGGTCTTAATACCAAAGTACCCAAAGTCAAAGTCTCTCTCAGTTTTGATATCATCTTTGACCTTTAGGGCAACGTCTACAACTTCCTCTGTAACAATCCCAGCCTTCTGGAGTTTCTTCATGGCGATGTGGAAGTTGTTTGGACAAACCTTCTGGATGTTACTGGCGATGATGCGGGTGGCGAGGGTTTCATAATCGGGGTCTGAGGTGATCATCCCAATGCAGATTTCAGCGGAGAGGGTATCAATTTCTTGGGTGGTGATACCATCGTAGAGGGATGAGAATACCTGTTGTGCAACTTTTGTGGAATCACAAGTTTCGGAAAGTCCGTACGTTAAGTTCTTGATCCTATTGGTGATGCTATCAAATTTCATATCCTCAATACGACCTGAGCGTTTAGTGACCCTCATATACTTTTAATTCCAGTTTTATTTTTAACTTACTTCCCACACTCGAGATCTTTGCTCCGGACTGGGACAGACCCAGCAACCTCCATCTTACGGTTGGGTTGGAGGAGGTAAGAGTTTACGAAAAATGGACCGGTTTCACCTGGTTTGGCAACTGGGGCATAGGAACCCACGAAACAGGCTGGGGGTTCACATGGAATTTTCTCGACATTTTCTGGCTTTTTTGCATATACTTCGTTGAAGTCAGCGTAGTCTAACATTTAATATCTACAGACAATTTTTTTTCGGATACTATATTAAATGGCTCACCTTGATTCGATCCAACAGTGTGAGACTCCACTGAATACCCTCTTCTTTTCGGATTTTAACAAAAATCTTCTTCAGCGTGGGATTCGACAGGCGTTCAAAAACCGATCTGGTATTTCGATTGATTACCAAAACTCGGATGATCTCTATGGTATCATGCGCATGGTATTTGTAAACAACTCTGGTGATCACTACACCCGTGTCAACGACCAGGTAAGGGAGATGAACGGTCGGGTCATAGAAACCGCCCTTTCCCAAATCCAAACGGGTGTTTCTCAATACATAGCGTATGCCAAGGATATTGATACTATTAGCATGCCCCTGGACCAACCCGTGAATACCAGTACCACCGGCAAAAAGATTGATTTCAATAACAAAATTGGAATTAATTAAAGATTGCAGTCCAGTATATTTCAAGTGATGAGCCTAAACGATTACAAAACTGAAACAGAGAGGGTGTGTAGAATTAAGGGGTGGGATAGGGCACCGATTGACACCGTATGGCTTCTTCTGACTGAGGAGGTTGGGGAACTAGCGTCAGCTATTCGACAATACAAAAAGACGTTCAAAAAGATGAATTTAAAAAAGGATCGGGGTACAGATGTCATGATGGAGATGGGGGATGTCTTCAGTTATCTTTTTCAACTCGCACATATGTTGAATGTGGACTTGGATAAGATGTGGGAAGAGCACAAGTTTAAAATGAGTGAGAAGAAATATAATCTAAAGTAATACTACTAATGAGCAAGTTTATGCTTGATGATGTGGATGCCATGGACGACGTCAATCCATTTGTCACACACGACTTTTCCCTTCCAGGGGGTGTGAGACAGACGGGTGATTTCGATAATTTCAATGAAGTCGATGTCCACGACGCGCTCGTCTTGGACAAGTCTCAGAAGAGTGTATTTTGTGCATACGGTCTCTGTAAAGATGAGACCAAGGTGGAGGGGGAGTTTGAAAATATACATCCCCGTAGGAACATAGAATGTGATTTACCCCCCCCTCCCCAGATTGTTGGTGTTTCCAACACGTCAAATACACCCTTTTTCACTATAGCCCTGTGTACACTTATCATATTGTCTGCAGGTTTATTATACGCAAGACGTTAAAAAAGTACGAGAGACGGGATTTGTTTATACATTCTTGAATACCAGCGTAAGCATCTCTACAACAATTCTTCATAAACTCCACTTGCCAAGCACTTTCCTTATTTATACGGGGTGGTTGAAATGATGGATCTAAAATTTTAGTCGCGTGTACGATACGAATGTACACATCATCGGGGTGTTCGTATACGAGGATGTTATCGAGCATCAACTCGGACATTCTCTGCAACACCTCAACTGTTTTATTGACCATCGCATCGAGAAACTTCTCATATTGGATAGATTGTGTATTCGATTGTAAAAATACCCAATCTCCGAGGGGTTCGGTGTTGATGTAATCCGTAAACGTGGTGTACTCACGAGACGTGGGAATGTACTTGTCATATTGTACTTCAACATATGAAAGATCAGATTCTACATCGTGAACATGTTTAGCAGATTTGATGAATGAGGTCATTTAATTTAAAGAGTTTTGTTTCTTTAAACACCTAAGTGATACCCCCTCCTACCGTAAATCAAGTCCCGAGATGTACTCTACAATCGCAAATAACAGTTTTTCCTACCTTCTCACGATCGATGATTTCAGGAATGAGATTGAGGAAGAACTCAGACCCTCGTGGTTAAAAATTACAACGATCACGATGGTTTCGAGTTTCGCTCAAAACATCGATATAGCCAAACTCCGCTCTTCCTTCGAGGAGGTGGGATCGTATAAGATGAGGCGAGTCGGCGCCGGCGCCGTCGATGGCTTTGAGTGGAAATTGAAACCGACAACGTTTTATAATCAAGTCACTCTCACTTACCATGACACCTACAGCACAAAGTCTGTCAAGGTGTTTCCAAATGGGAGTATTCAGGTTGCCGGGTGCTGTGATCTCTTTGACTGTAAACGTATCATCACCCAACTCACCCAGATTTTCAAAACCTTCCTGGGAATGACGAACACCATCTCAGCTGAATCCTTCCGGGTTGTCATGATAAACTCAAACTTCAGTCTCAATTATAACGTCAATCTCATGAAGGTGGCGGACTGGTTTGAAGAGTACGATGATATTTTTAAAGTTTCATTTGAACCTGACAGGTACTCGGCAGTTAAAATTAAGTTTAAACCAGCCCACGACATGAAAGAAATTACGTGCAGTATATTCAGTACAGGGAAGATCATCATCACAGGGGCGGAAACCCTGAAGGAAATAGCATTTGCCTACAACATCATCAACCAACATATAAATGAGAATCCCAATATTCGGGTATCTCGGACCACTGAGACGGATGTATTTGACATTTATTTGGGGTACAGGTGTGAACCACTCATCAAGGTTCTCAGAGAGAGGGGATTCCAGTCTTGGATGAGAACGATAACGAATAGACAAATTAATTTCTAGAACTATATTAATATAATGTCTCAACGACTTGGCATGGCCGATGGTCGATGCTTCACCATAAACTCGTCAGCCCAACTTCTCAACAACTACGTCATGCAAAAAAATGGGATAACCTTTGAGGACAATTATTCTTACAGGAAACTCCTCCAAAAGTCGGGTCCCGAACTCCTCTCGAAGGTTCAGGAAGAGCAGGGTAAGGCGAACTGCAACAATTGCGACAAACCCCTCCTCGATACCTCCAAAATCTACTGAGCTAAATCACCAAAAAAACTTTAAACCCATACTTTAGAATGTCAACATGTTCCATATGTCTCAATGAAGTCAAAACAACGAGGGCCAACCCCCCCACTCGTTGTGGACATATGTTTCATTCCCACTGTCTACAGGCATGGAAACAAAAAGGTAAAAATACGTGCCCCGTGTGTAGAAAAGTTTTTGACGCCTCTCAGTTTAAAATTACAGTCACAGTGCAGAACAATCACACAGCTGTCTCAAACACTGTGTCATTGAATGAAAATGTCACTATGGACGTCATAGATCTCTTCGATCTTTCCTTCGAGGGTGTAGAAAACCTTCTCGATTTAGATAGTATTTTGTCGGACCTTGGGGTGAGTCTTACCGACTTTGATCCCAGTATTTTTGACGCAGAATGAGCTACAATACCGCTCGTAGTTTAGTCCAGGGTAGTTCCTAGAAGCTTTACGGGGATCTTTAATTACATTCCCCTTGGCGTCAGTCAGAAGTGGACCAGTAGCCCACCCACGCTTGTGACTGAATACGTTAGCCTTGAATACGATACGCTTCCCAACCTTGAATGTACCCGCCCTCTTTATCCTAGACTCGGGTACCTTGAAGAATTTAGCAACCGATTTGATGGTGTCCTCTGGTTTAATTTTATATTCCACGACCCCGTGCTGTTTGTAAAAGTGAAAGTCTCCCTGGCGAATGTAGTTGGAAGGTCTCCCAGGAGAAACAAACATCATGATTTTGTAGTACCCCTTTTTACATTTCTCGTTGGGATCAACCTTGTAAACCTTCTTGGGATTGTCTGAAATAACGCGATTGGGGAGACCAGTGCAGTGGGTGTAGTTGTGGTTCCCATTCGACAACCCAGAGCGATCACCGGGTATAGACTTCTGCCACCTGTACGCTTCGTAATCCCCAACTGCATACGCATAACAATTATTGTTCACGATGCCCTTTGTTGTACCCCACCTCCTATTGGTAAACCTACTTTCAGAACCACTCAGAGGTGGAACCTTCATTTGTTATCAAGTCAGAAAAAAATATCAGTAAATAATAAATGTTCAAGGAAATTATCAAATCCGAAAATAAGTCTGATGCACTCACCGAGTTTCTCATCTTCGTGCTCGCCCTTCTCATCAGCACCTTTGTCCTCCGTCTCGTTTGGAACCGATCCCTTGTGAAGCACATCTCCGTCCTCAAGCCCATCAAGAACCTGAGCGACGCCCTTCTCCTCTCCATTTCCCTTATGGTTGTTCGCGGTATCTAAACCTCGGTATACCCAATCGTCTGCTCCCCAGTGGAGTCTACGAGTGTCGGGAACGCATCCATACCAGCACATGATTCCTTATCACAGTCTACGAACGTGTGAGGTATACTATTCTTCTTCATGTAATCTAACTGCTTACGAGTCCATCCACATCCCATGGTCCCGTAAACCGTCCATTTCTTACCGTCTTTTGGCGGAGCCCGTTCAGTTCGCATGAGAATCATAACAGCGACAATCATTAGAATCACGAAAGCAATCATATTTTATTATAGGTAAATATTAAATGTCTTCAACTGTATTCACTATTGGAACTAAAAAAGTCACGCTCAAGTACACCAGGAAAATGCCCCGCGGTGAAGTTGAGCGGATGAAATCATTCGTCACTAAGAGTGGGGTGAAGCTCACCAAGACCCCAAAGTTTAAGATACTCTCTGAAGTCGATGAGGGCACTGAGCGCACATTCAAGATCGTGCTTTAATCACACGTCTGCGAGGAATTAACTTGGGAGAACGAACTTCTCGTTGTTTTCTCATAACAGCTACCGCCTTCGCATATGCAGCCGCCTTATTGATTGGTGTACTGGATTTCTTTTTCGGAACAATCCGGGGTCGCACAAATGTTCGTGGCTTTGGTATAGGTAATACCCTCTTTTCCCCCGTCAAGAAGGGTTTGGATAAAATCTTCTCAAACCCTGGTACGAAAAGGGTGTGACTGGCGTTCTTGCTACCACGTAATCTATATTGCTTAACAAATTGATCGCTATCCGTTAAATATTCTTTGGGTAGGAGGGATTCAATAAAAGTCTGTATCTCCAAGGTATCGGGGGGCGTCTTTTTGAAAGCGTTTTGCGTTTTCATCAATATATTTTTGTACTTGTTGCGGTTCGCTCCATTTTCCATTGACGCGACGGACCTTTGGAGTTTAACAATGTTTTGTTTAAGAATTTGTGTATTTTGGGTCAGTCCAAATAGACTATTTAGGAAGAAATGTACATCGTAGAGTTTGTGGGAGGTTCTCGAAATTCCAATATTTTTGTACTTGTCACTATTGATAAGAGGATTTTTTATACGGGGGAATAGTGAAAATCCGAAATCAATCATCACAGCTTCGACACCACCATTGGGAATCGTGTATATTTTATTACTCAATTCAACCCGAATTTTCTTTTCGGGAACCTTCTTGATCAAAATGTTACCCATGTGAAGATCGTGATGTCGGAATTTTGGGTATTTTTGATGAATTCTGTAGAGATTGTAAATAACCTGAACAATCACAGACTTAACCTGTTCCAAAGATGGTTTGGTCATCATCCACCAATCTTTTAATTCCATCCCATCAATGTATTCCATGTAGATGATAACTTTATCACTACACGTCTTGTATATGTAGGTGTCTGGAACACCAAAGCCCTTCAACTTTTTCGCGATGGTATATTCCATTCGAGCCGGATTTTGTTTTAAAAATTGTTGGAGCTTAGCTAGGGTTATCTTGTTTCCAGGCAACTGAACTTCTTTGTAGGCTACATATCTTTTACCTTCTCCATTCACATTCCCCTTGAATACATTTCCAAACTCTCCAGATCCAACTTTCTCTGTTGAAGGTAAATACTCTTGGGGTGAACACCCTTTTTTTCCTCGAAGGATCTTCTTGAGATTCTTCTCCATGTTGGACATTCTTACTTATTCGTAAGAAGTTTTTTCTTCTTACCAATAGGGATTTTAATTTATTTTTTTTGTACCTTAGGCATCAACCTCCTCATCGAGCTCCTCCTCAACCTCCTCATCCTCAGCCTCTGGGAGGTCTAAGCCCTGGAAGGCGAAAGAGGGAAGTCGTGTAGACTGCTCCAAGAGACACTGTTGGAGCCTCATAGTCACACCAAACTTGTTGTCGATGAACCAGATGCTGCTGATGTCGATGATGGCCATAACCTTCTGACCCTTTTCAATAGCATCCACCGAGGTCGGAGTGCGCTGCATGGTGTAGGCCTCGGAGACAAAGGTACCGTCAGGCTTTGTGGTAATCTTGAGCTTCATGGTGGAGGGGTACTGCTCCTTACCTGGGCGAACCATGGGCTTGTAGAGTGCTTCACGGAGGACCGCGACGTTGAACTCCTTACCAAGCCACTCCTTGGAGTTCTTGGCCACGGTGTTGACGATGATATCATCAAGTTCCTTCAACTTGGTGTGAACCTCCATGGCTCCCTCGTTATCCGCATCAAAAGAGAGGTCGAGGGAGTAGGTGGTGCGCCCGGTGCCCTCATCAGTAAAGGCACTGAGACCATAGGGTGAGCGCATGAAGGGGAGTTGCACGTAGAGTTTTTTGTTGCCGCCAGCGTTTAGGTAGACGGTCTTACCGCCATTCTTGTTCTTACGGAGGTTGGATAGGCCCACAGAGGCGGGGGAGAAATCGGAAATTTGTTGAATAGAGAGCGACATTGTTGGTTGGTTATATCTATCTTAGGAGGCAAGACTTTAAGTAAGTTTTTTTGTTGACATATATTAAATAAGTATGGGTCTCTTTAAAGACTGTGGATGTGGATGCAATGGTCAGAAGCAATACGACAAGTTTCTGACATCTGTTATTTCTGGTCTGACATTTTTCATTGTCGCCAACCCCGAAACATTCCGCCTCGTCAGGCGGGTGCTCGGTCCAATGATCGCAACCCCCAACGGCTGCCCGTCTACCTTTGGTCTCGTCATTCACGCGATCGTTTTCACGCTCATCGTTTGGGGTATGATGAATGTGAAAAAGGAGGGTGGTTCTAAACCAGCGTGTGGTGCCAAGAAAAAGGGTAAAAAGGTGTCGGTGGCGGCACCCGTTCCCATGGTTGACGCGCCATCCCCAGAACCAGATTTTGGTGAACCCACCATTGAACTTGTAGATAGTGGTCGCACCCTCGAACCAATGGGTCTCAATTCAGAGGGAACCTTATTCGATTAAAATTCATCATCGAACCCAATTTCATCGGAGGTATCATCCATCTTTCCATAATCGCCCACCCTCTTTTCGAAAAAATTCGTCTTTCCATCCAAGCTGATGTTTTCCATAAAGTCGAATGGGTTCTTAGAGCCCCATATTGGGGGTTGACCGATCTGCTTTAAAAGACGGTCGGACACGTACTCGATATATTCAGACATCTTTTCGGAGTTCATGCCGATGAGATTGCAGGGGAGGGCATCCAAGATGAACCCCTTTTCAATCTCGACAGCCTCCCTAACGATGGTGTGAATTGTATCCACGGATGGTTTAGTTCGTAAAAGTTTGAAGAGTTCAACGGCAAACTCTTGGTGGAGGCCCTCATCTCGGGAGATGAGTTCATTGCTGAAACAGAGGCCGGGCATCAGGCCCCGCTTCTTGAGCCAGTAGATGGCGCAGAAACTTCCAGAGAAGAAGATGCCCTCTACACAGGCGAATGCGAAGAGGCGTTCAGCGAAGGTTCGGGACTTTGTATCGAACCACTTTAGGGCCCAGTTCGCCTTCTTTTCGATGCAGGGTACAGTTTGAATAGCCTCAAAGAGGTGTTTTTTCTCAGTAGAATCTTTAATGTATTTGTCGATCAGTTTAGAGTACGTCTCCCCGTGGACCATTTCATTGTGGCATTGGTATGCATAGAATGAACGAGCCTCGGAGATTTGTACCTCGTCGGCGAAATTGTTATTGATATTCTCAAAAACAATTCCATCGGAGCCAGCGAAGAATGCCAGGATGTACTTGATAAACTTTTGTTCGTTATCGTTGAGTGTCTTCCAGTCATCCAAGTCTTTAGACAGATCTACCTCTTCCGCAGTCCAATTGGACATTTGAGCCTTCTTGTAGAGTTCCCAGAGGTGTGGATACTTCAGGGGGAAGACAGTAAATCTGTTGAGGGTGGGGGCTAGGATGGGTTCGTACTCTTCTTCGATGTATTCCTGGTATTCAAAGTAGTCTCCGACATGACGTCCATCAATAAATATTTGAGGGTAGGTTGCAGCTTTTCCATCACACAATTTCTTCAGTTCCTCCTTTTCTACCATGATCTTCTCGTATTCCAATCCCTCCGCTTCACTGAGGGCAACCGCGTGGTCACAATACTGACAACCTTCCTTCGAATAAATAGTAACTTTCATCTGTGATATTATCCCTGATTATTTTTTGTGAGAAAACTCTAAGTATGATTGTACCAAGTGAAATAAATGAAAACGATATAGTTAAGTTATTGGTTAACGAAGATGGGGTGGAAGACGAAATGTATGGTATCGTTGGGATGAACACTGGCCTGACCCTCGGCGTCCGCTATCTCAACCCAACTGAATTGACTTACAAGTCCGCATGTGTCTACAAATTAGACGACGAGGCGTTGTCCCCCGCCCCCTACGAAAGTCTAATGGAACATCACCCCAGTGGAACGACATTTCAAGATTTAGAAATGAAAGACCTGGGTTCCGATATGTTTGCTTACTACACTGAAATTGACGTGGAAGACAGCGACAGTGATATATATGACGAGGGGGAGTCTGGGTCCGACTTGGAGGGGTTTGTCGTACCGGATACGGAAATTGAGGGTCAGGATATCGAGGCACCACCGGGATACCGGGAGATTGACAGAGAATGGGCTGGATGGAAACCATCAACCTCTGGGGGGAAGAGTTTCAAGGAGACTGTAGATATGATTGAAATGCATGTTAAAAGCCTAAGTCTGTGATTGCGTTTTATTTTTTATAAAAAAAGTTCAGCATCTACAAAAGATGCTGGCAGCTATCTGGACTCAATTAGATTCATTATTACCTAAACAAACCGAAGAAAAGCCAGTTAATATACATATATGTCGTGAATGTTCGGGTACTAAAATTATTTCACCCGAAGGGTTACCAACGTGTTCCGAATGTGGTCTCGTAGATGACAGGTTTATTGATGACACCGCCGAGTGGACGAGTGGAATGACGGATGATGGAAAGGTGAATGACCCGGCGAGGTGTGGAAATCCCAATCCAAACCCGGATCTCTTTTCCCAAAATTGGGGGAAGGGAACTGTGATCTCAACCCAAAGGGGTTCCACCTATGAGAATAAACGAATGGCTAAAATTAACTTTCACATGTCTATGAATCATAAAGACCGTTCGCTCTTCCACGCGTACAAGGACATCGATGAAGCGTGTCATACCTTACCAGATTCAATCCTCAAGGATGCCAAGATGATGTATAGGAAATTTAATAATGAGAAGTTGACACGTGGCGCTGTACGCTTGGGTATAAAGGCAAACTGTATTTTATATGCATGTAAATTGGCAAAGTTTCCGCGGACAACCAAGGAGGTTGCGGATATGTTTGGTATCCAGTCAAAGGATATTAGTCGAACGACCCAAATATTCCAAGACGCTATAGCGGGGAAAACTGAGAAAAATTACGTGACCAAGGCTTTTGATGTGATGAATAGACTGTTGAACGCATTTGAAGTCTCCCGAGATGAGAGACTTCGGTGTAATAAAATGTGTGCAGCGACGGAGGACTGTGTAGATCTCATGAGTAAGACCCCTAATAGCGTAGCCTCTGCGATTATTTTTATGGTGTTGGGGAAAAGAGTCTCAAAGGTGGAGATGTGTGAAAAATGTTCTGTATCTATACCGACATTGAATAAAATAGAGAGTATTATAAAAAAACACTTAGAGGTTAAAGGTGAGATATAGAAAATGACAAAGTTGTTTCTCGCCACACCATGTTATGGTGGCCTTTGCTTAGAAAAGTATATGTCTAGTATTATCCAGCTTCAGCTGCTTTTAATAAAAGAGAATATTCAACTCTACCTCGACACGACTGAAAATGAATCCCTCGTTCACCGCGCCCGCAATGTATCCGTTGGCCGCTTCATGCAGAAAACGGACTGTGAATATTTTATGTTTATCGATGCAGATGTCCACTTCGATCCAGTCTCCGTCGTCCGCCTCGTTAGGTCTGGTCATGACCTCTCAGTGGCCTGCTACCCCAAGAAGGTGGTCATGTGGGATCAAGCCGCCAATGCGGTTAAAAGTGGCGACGATCGCGACATGTCCATGTTGTCCTCCAGTCTGGTTATCAACTTTGGTGCTAAAAACCGCCCCGTTGTGAATGGATTTATCGAAATTTTAGATGGTCCCACGGGTTTCATGGTTATTAAACGGTCCGTATTCAAGACTTTGGAAGAAAAGTTTCCAGAACTCTGGTGTAAGAATGATCACCAAAACAGGGATTTTGACGACTACCACGCCGCCTTTGATTGTATGATTGACCCAGAGACCCGTAGGTACCTCTCCGAAGACTACGCATTCTGCCGCCGTTGGCAGCAGGCAGAGGGTAAAATCTACGCCGATGTCAATACAACCCTGGGGCACGTTGGGAACCTCCCGTTTAGCGGGTGCCTGAATGATAGGCTTAAGGTTTAGAGTGTATTCAAATGTATGAATTTGGTAACTATCATAGTCACGCGTTCCAAGTCTTGTAGTGTGAAGACCCTCCACTCCATCCTTAAACTCAACATTCACTGTCTCCAAAAAAATGTCAATAATCAAATTGTATATGTGAATGATGACCCCTTTGAAAAGGCTGAGATGATTCAAAATCAAATGAAGAAGTGTGATCGTATCGTATTCATCGATTTTGGTATCAGTGTCGATAACGAATCTCTGCTCCAATGCTTTGAAGCACACGAGGGTGTGGGGTGTCTCGTATTCCCCGGTGTCCTCGAGGGTGTGGATTGGGACATGTTTAAATCCAAAGTGAAGAGCGACTCTGCCGAGCCCGTAAACCAGATGGGTCTCCACTTTGACACCTCTGTGGGGAAGAAGATTTCCGAGGACATTTATCAGGTATCACAGACGACGGCCAAGTGCTGGATGATGAATACCAAAAATGTCATCAAGCACATCAAGGATAAAAAAACAGGGGGTTGGAAAATCTCACCAAAAATGTTTGAAAAGTTCAAAGAACGTGGTGTGAAAGTAAATGCATTTTCAGCATCTAAGTTAACTCTAACTTACACACATGAATGTATAAGTAACATCTTAAACGCCGCTGGTGTAAAAGTCAATTAAAGTTATACACCCACATAAAAATATGTCCATTGATAATGATTCACCACTTTACAAACATGTTGTGAATTATATCCATACCTGTTGGAAGAGTAAAGACTACTTCCCGGGACCCCAACCCATATCGATTGAACGCCGACACTTTCCAATTCTCAAAGGTGCAGAGTACCTAGTATGTGAGAAGACGGATGGTGAGAGATATATGATGGTTGCCCTCATGTTCCAAGGTAAAAAGAAATGTATCTTTGTCAATCGCTCGTTCAACATGTTTGAAGTCTCAATCAACCTGAAAAAGGTGGCCTATGAGGGAACCATTCTCGATGGTGAACTGTACGAGAATACCCTCATGGTATATGACGCAGTTTTCGCCAATGGTGAACCAGTTTGGGATTTGAATCTAATGTTGAGACTGGAAGCATGTAAGATTGTAACTGGGTCTATAATCTATATGAAACATGACAAGTACCGTCTCAAGGTGAAGACGTTTCATCAAATGAGGGACTACGATAAGTTCTTGGACGTGTACCTCCCCACCGTTACTCAACGCATCGATGGACTCGTTTTCACTCCAGTTAACGAACCTGTGAGGATTGGTACCCACGAGACGATGTTCAAGTGGAAACCAAAGGAGAAGAATACTGTAGACTTTCTCATGAAGAAGGAACCTTCATGGGAAGTACCAGGCACTGTTGGTGGTCCCTTAGCGTGGAGACTCTATGTACAGGAAAAGGGGAAGCTCGTTTTTGAATCTGAAGTTGCAATGGACTTGATGAATGAACCATGGTTTGAGGAGGGGGCCATCGTTGAATGTGAGTTTGTTGACGATGGGAAGCGTATGTGGTGGAGACCCCTAAAGAGGAGGACGGATAAGACGCACCCCAACGGTAGAAGGACATTCTACCGAACGATTGTCAATATTAGGGAGGACATCAAGATTCAGGAGTTTTTAGATTGTAAACCATAAAGTAGTATCCAGCCTCTTCGGGTAATGGACATATTTTAATATCATGATCGTTTATAAAATGCCACTTGTTTCTACATTTTACAAATGATGCGTAGTGTCCATCGTTTTGGTCACCCTCGTGAAGTGCGGTCGCCACGAGATTATATTCAAATGAATCGATAATAATAGTCTCTATAATCTTGATGTTGCTCTTGGCGTCAAATGAAATCATCAAAACTTGGGGGAGCTCCGAAAAGAGGGATCGCGTCGTAGCCACGTTGTGCACCTTACCCTCGGTGTCCTCAAAGTTTTCTAGTACATTCCAATCCATACTCTTCTTTAGCATCTCCCCCAACTCGTTACCATCGGAAGTCACCAAATGAACACTGAAGGGTTCCTCACTCGTTGACTTTCCACCGGGCCAAATAGTTTCTTGAACCTTCTTACCATAAAACCAGGGTTTAATGAACGGCTGCGATCGTTCAAGGATGTCTATGATGCATAGGATTGCTTCCTGTACATCGTGTTGCTCACTGGACTTAAAACGTGGGAACTCTTCTCGGAATCTAGCTAAGAGTGTTAAGAGAGATAGTTCTGGACGACCGCTCGTCCAGTAGACGGTGACAAATTTAGAATACACCTGGGTAAATCTACATTCCCCTTCGTATGGGTTTTTCAAAAAGTAGTTTGTGAGAACTGGTGTATGTAGAAGGCATTGAACAGCTGTATTAAAATAACAGGTGTTCCCCAGGTTGATAAAACCTTTCATTACATTTTATCGATAAAAAAGGCTTAAGTAAATGACGCAAATTGTAAATGTTAAGTAAAAATCACAATGGATATTAAACATATAACTGATACCATCCTTCCCTCCTTCGAGGCCCTAAAGACCGAAGAGAACATCGAGGTTGAAATTCGCCTCGGAAAGCACAATGGTTCCCTCTTCGACACTAATGTCGGGAAGGAGACCTGGGAACGCGTCCTAAAGGGGTTGAAGAACTACGACGGGTGGGAGTCCACCAACTACACCGAGACTGACGTGTACTATAACGATAACAGTAATGTACGGATCACCTCCAACGAAGACACGGGGGAGCAGACGATGATCCAAAAAATCAGTGTCGTCAAGGAGGACTTCAAATGCGATCCCCTCGATGTGAGGATGTGCATCGCTCGGGAGATCCCCACCTCGGGGGAGTACGAGATGGATAGGAAGAGGACGAAGACCCGCCACTCCTTCGTGCGCAAG